CCTGAAGTCACACCAACAACAGAAGGAGACGAAGTGGACAACACCGTCACAAACGCGGAAACCGTCGAGACGGTAGAAGCCGCAAAGTCAGTGACTGCACAGTCAAACAACGTGGGCGGCTGGAAGGCAACACCACGAATTGAAATCACCGCTGCCAAGTACCTAGAAAACAAGGTTCTTGCTGCAACAGGTGACGAATCAGCACGCCAGTACGTTTTAGCCGCGGATAATACTTCGGACAATGCAGGACTGGTTCCGACCAGACAATTGTCAGAAGTGATCAACGGACTATCAACAACAATCCGCCCAAGCATTGACGCGATCTCTCGCGGTGCATTGCCTGACGCTGGCATGACATTTGAAATTCCAAAGATCACTGCTGCGCCAACAGTTGCAATTGCAGCTGAGGACGCAATTTTTTCTGATACAGACCAAAACAGCGCGTTTTTGAGCGTAGATGTTAAGAAGTTTGCGGGACAACAGAAATTCTCCGTAGAACTTCTTACCAGAACTTCACCATTGTTCTACGACGAACTACTACGCAACATGGTTGCTGCAATGGCTAAGGCGCAAAACGCTTATGTCAACGCACAGTTGATCGCAGGTGCAACACTTGACGGAACAACAACAACAACTTACCCAACTGCAACTGAATTGCTTGGCGTAATTGCACGCGGTTCAGCAAGCGTTTATGGCGCAACTGCTGGTCTTGCAAATCCATTTGCACGCAACTTGATCGCTTCAACAGGTCAGTGGGCAAACCTAATGACACTGAACGACGCAGGTCGTCCGATCTACAACACAGTTACAAACCCAATGAACCAAGCAGGTTTGGCAACACCAACATCATTGACAGGCAACGTTGCGGGCTTGAACCTATACGTTGACCCAACAAATGCGGGCGACGGAGACGGCACACTTCTTGTCGTAAACCCAGACGCTTACACATGGTACGAAGGAACTTCTTACCAACTTCGTGCAGAATCAACTGCGGACGGTTCAATCACCGTTGGCGTGTATTCATTCGGTGCAGTTGGGACAAAGATTGCAGCGGGCGCATTTAAGAATAACAAGCAGTAATTCTGACCAACTAATCATGCGGCGGGTTCTCCCGATCTCGCCGCAGCAGATCGAAAGGAACGGACATGCCAAGTATTGTCACTGCAAGTCAATTGCGCACGGTGCTTGGTGTGTCCGTTTCCCTTTATTCTGACGCTTACCTTGATGAAATCATCAACACGGCTGAAGCGGTAATTTTGCCAATGCTGGTTGCAAACACATCAGCAATCAATGCGTACAAACTTGAATCAAATGTCGCTTATTACTACACCCAGCGACCACATCATTTTGTGGCAGGTCAATCAATTATTGTGACTGGACTGCCAGCACCATTTTCAGCAACCATCACAGTCGTTGACGTAAAGGAATACCATTTCACCGCTGCAATCACAAACGCCAATGTGACATTGCGAGACATCATTCCAACAGGCACTGCAACACTTTCAGGGTATTCAGCAGCTGATCTTTACGCCAACAGTGCGCCAATTGAGTCAGCAATTCTTGCAGTCAGCGTCGAAGTCTTTCAGTCACGCGTTGCAGCAGGTGGACAGATCGAAGGCGTCGATTTTGCTAGCACGCCTTACAGAATGGGTCGCAGTCTCACAAATCGTGTGTCGACATTGCTCATGCCGTTTCTTGACGTCGAAACGGTCGTGCAGTAGTGCCAGCCAACGCCATTTCAGAAACCCGCGCAGCCTTAGCAAACGCCTTTAGCGCGCTATCTGCCAACGTCTATCCAAGCGTTCCTGAAGCACCGATTCCACCAGCAATCGTTGTTGTCCCAGCGTCGCCGTACATCGAAGTCGTTTTAATCGGCAAAGCAAAAACACAGGTCAAACTTAATTTTGCAATCACCGCAATTGTTGCTTCGAATAGCAATGCAGGTTCGCTAGACAATCTGGAAAAACTAATCATGGGAATTCTTGCGGCAATGCCCGCAGGATACGTTGTTGGCGTCATTGAAAAGCCAACAGTGTTGGAAGTAGGACAGTCTCCAATGCTGGTTGCTGACATAAACGTTTCGACGTACTACACACAAACAACTTAGGAGAATCATGCCAACGACAATCATCACAGGTCGCGATCTCGTCTTGACGATTGCGACAACAAACTATGACGCACAGGCGACCAGTGCGACATTGACAAACTCACCAACCATTGAGACTTATCAGACACTTGACGGCAAGGCTTACAAGCGCATTGACGATCAGTGGACATTTGACATGGAAATGCTTGCAGACTGGGGCGCAACATCATCATTGTGCGAGGCACTATGGGCAGCAGCTGAGTCAGCACCAAACACTGCATTGGCGGTTTCATTGACTGCCGTTACAGGCGCGGTGTTTGCGTTTACAGTAATGCCAATTTATCCAAGCGTAGGTGGGTCAGCACCAGACGCACAGACAGTTTCAATGTCATTTGTTGTCGTGGGCAACGTGACTGAGACATTTAGTTAAAAACCAACCAATCGGGAGACAAAATGAAACTACCAATAACAATCGAATACACCAACGGCGATCAAGTCACTTATACGGCTGCACCGCCTGAGTGGGTTAAATGGGAGAAGGCAACAGGCAACACCATTGCACAGGCACAGGAAAAAATCGGAATTTCCGATCTTGTATTCCTCGCCTATCACGCCATGAAGCGTGAAGCAGCGGGCAAGCCAGTCAAGCCGATCGACGTCTGGACTGAAACAATTTCAGAAGTTATTGTCGGTGAAGCAAACCCAAAAGCCACCCAGTCGGAAGTCTTGCCAGAGTAGTTTGGGAGTTAGCCCTAGCAACAGGGTTGTCACCCAGTGAATTTGAAGCAGCTGAGGACATTCTGACGGTGTTGGAAATCTTGGAAGGACGGAACAATGGCAAGTGACGCAATCGCTTACGACAAAGCAGAATTGCGTGCCATTGTCCGTTCATTCAAAGCAATGGATGACGAAGCCACAAATCAAGCAAAAGAAATCACATCAGAATTGGCGACTTGGGTTCGTGGCAAAATTGTTGTCGCTGCTGGCAAAACCCGAAATCGTTTGGACAACAAAGTCGCTGAAGGCGCAAAAGTTTCCAAGTCATCAAAAATTGGCGAAATAAGTTTTGGTTTTGCTGGTCAAAAGTTAAGCGGTGGCGGTACAACTCAGCAACTCTGGGGCGGTGCTGAATTCGGTTCAAACCGTTTAAAGCAATTCCCAGTGTGGTCAGGTCGTGAGGGTCGCGGGTCGCGTGGTTGGTTTATCTATCCAACATTGCGCGCGGTTCAACCTGAAATCGTCAGACGGTGGGAGAATTCGTTTTCAAAGATAGTAAAGGAGTTTGACTGATGGCTGGAAGTCGCACGCTCAAACTTTCCATTCTTGGAGACGTTGACAACCTCAACAAATCTCTAAAAACCGCAACGGCGGACGTTGAAACATTTGGCGACAAAATGGGCAAGGTCGGCAAAATGGTGGGCGCAGCGTTTGTTGCTGCTGCTGCCGCTGCTGGTGCGTACGCCGTCAAAATCGGCATTGAAGGCGTCAAAGCGGCGATCGAGGACGAAAAGGCACAGACACAACTTGCCCTAGCCTTAGAGAACGCCACAGGTGCGACAAATGCCCAAATAGCCGCGACCGAACAATCAATTTTGAAAATGTCGCTGGCAACTGGTGTTGCTGACGATCAATTGCGCCCAGCACTGGCACGTTTGGTTCGATCAACTGGGGACATCACAAAGGCACAAGATTTACTCACAACCGCGCTTGACGTTTCGACTGCCACTGGCAAACCGCTGGAAACAGTTGCAAACGCATTGGGCAAGGCATACGACGGCAACACCGCAGCACTTGGAAAACTTGGTGTTGGACTTTCATCAGCCGAACTCAAAACAATGTCATTTACGGACGTTCAGGGCAAACTTACGGCGTTGTTTGGTGGCGCAGCAGCTGCAAACGCCGAAACTTATGCGGGACGAATTGCACGGGTTCAGGTGGCATTTAATGAAGCCAAAGAAACCATTGGTTTTGCTTTGCTACCAATCTTGGAAAAACTCATCAATTTCATTAATCTAAACGCATTGCCAGTTATCAACGCATTTAGCAAGACATTTAGCCTTGACGGCAACGGTGTCGGTGGCGTTATCACGACATTGGGCAACATCATTGTCAACACTTTCACGCCAATTATCAATGGCTTAATCAAGGCTTTCAACTATGTCAAAGACGCAATCGGTGACAACCTTGACACGTTCAAAGAATTTGGCGGTTACATTGCAACTTATCTTGCACCAGTAATCGGCACAGTTTTGGGCGGTGCATTGTCAGTTGCTGGCAAAATTGCGGGCGGTGTCATTGACGTGATCGCTGGCGTCGTTAAGGTTTTGAATGGTTTGATTTCGGGTGCAGTCGCTGGAATCAACGCCTTAATTGGTGCGTACAACGCAATTCCGTTTTTGCCTAACGTCAACAAAATTTCAGCGCCAACAGTGAGCGTGCCTAGCATTTCAACGCCGACAATCAAATCACCAACAATTCCAACCGTGCCAACCGTACCGACTGGAACGACAACTGGGACTGCTGGTAATGGCGGGGTTACAACGGCTGCTAAGACTGCTGCCGCTGCCGCTGCTGCTTCGACTGGAATTTCAGTTGGTTCAAACTTCAACCCCGGAAGTTTCCGCATGGCTGAGGCTGCAACAAGTGGCGACACATACAACATCAACGTCACAGGCGCATTGGACAAAGAAGGCGTTGCACGTCAAATCGTGGACATTCTCAACAATTCATCTGCCCGAGGCGGCGGTGGATTTAACGCATTGGTCGCCGTGTAAATGTCACAATGGACGCCCGACTGGACGCTTCAAATCAATGGTGTCGATTACGCAAACATAACATTGGCAAACCTGACAATTGCGTCAGGTCGAACAGACATTTATTCACAACCACGCGCGGGCTATTGCACGTTTGAAATCATCAATTTGGACACCGCTGCAATCGTGGCGCAGGTCAACGACGGTGTAATCATTCGCGTCAAGGATTCGTCAGGCGATCTAGTTAATTTATTTGGCGGCGAAATCACCGACATCACAGTTTCAGTTCGCAGTTCGGGCAGTGGCGGTATCACGCAGCTGATTTCAATTACCGCACTTGGGGCACTTTCAAAATTGTCCAGATCATTGACAAATGGAGTTTTGTCAAAGGATTTTGACGGCAATCAGATTTATGACCTTTTGCAAGATTTATTGGTTAACAACTGGAATGAAGTTTCACCAGCCGAAACGTGGGCTGCCTACAATCCAACAACCACATGGGCAAACGCTGAAAACGTTGGCTTGGGTGAAATCGATCGCCCAGGAAATTATGAACTTATGGCACGCACGTCCAATGAAACAGATTTTTATTCATTGGTTTCAGCGTTGGCAACTTCAGGGCTTGGGTACATTTATGAATCGCCAACTGGGGCGATTGGGTATGCAGACAGTACGCACCGCACGACTTACCTTGCCACCAACGGCTACACCGACGTTTCAGCCAATGACGCATTGGTCGGTGGTTTGCAAACAATCACCAGAATTTCAGACGTTCGCAACAAAATCAGTATTGAATGGCGCAGTGGTACGGTCACGACAACCGATTCACAGAGCATTGCCCTTTATGGTCAACAAGCTTCCGTTATCAGCACCACGTTGCACAACAATGCAGACGCCACCAGCCAAGCGGCGTTTTACTTGGCACTGAGGGCATACCCGCAAGCCCAATTTCAGGCGATCACTTTCACGCTTGGCAACTCAGAATTGACCGACGGCGACCGCGACGCATTGCTTAACGTTTTCATGGGTTTGCCATTGAACATTGAGGACTTGCCAAACAACATGGTTGACGGTCGTTTTCAAGGATTCGTCGAAGGCTGGGTTTTCCGTGCCGCTTACAATCGACTAGACGTGACCCTGACACTTTCACCGACGGCGTTTTCCCTGCAATTTATGCAATGGCAGGACGTGAGTGTCGCTGAAACTTGGAACACTCTTTCAAATACACTTACTTGGAACAAAGCCACGATTGTGGCGTAAGGGGAACAAATGGCGACGAGTCCGAATTTCGGGTGGACTGAACCCGACGACACAAGTCTTGTAAAAGACGGAGCAGCTGCAATGCGAACACTTGGCAATGCAATTGACGCGTCAATGGTTGATTTGCTTGGTGGTACAACTGGACAGGTTTTGGCTAAGGCGTCCAATACAAACATGGATTTCACATGGGTTGCGCAAGATGATTCAAACGCAATTCAAAACACAATTGTGGACGCAAAAGGCGATCTCATTGCAGCGACTGCGAATGACACACCGGCGCGTCTTGCGGTTGGAACAAATGGTCAAGTTCTTACCGCTGACTCAACTGCTGCAACTGGTCTTGCATGGACAAACGCGTCCAGTGCTCCTACATCATTGGGGTATTCATCTGGAAAAAATAAAGTAATAAATGGTGATTTTGGAGTTTGGCAACGCGGCACAACATTTTCAACAAATGGTGTTTATACTGCCGACCGTTGGGAATTGATTTTTGACGGATCGGGAGCGACTCGCGCAATCACGCGACAGACATTCACCCTTGGTGCTGCACCAGTTTCAGGTTACGAAGCACAATTTTTTTATCGTTACAATCAATCGGTTGCTGGAACAGGTGCAGGTTTTAACATTGTTCGCACAAAATTGGAAGATGTTCGCACCTATGCGGGTCAAACAGTAACAGTTTCATTTTGGGCAAAAGCAGCTGCTACAACCACAATGCCAAGCATTTATCTTACACAAAATTTTGGAACAGGTGGTTCTGGTGGCGTTGATACGATAGTGCAAAATTCACTTGCATTGACAACTTCTTGGGTTCGTTATTCTTATTCAGTAGCAGTTCCAAGCATTTCAGGAAAAACAATTGGCACTAATGACTGCTTAGAATTACGTTTTAGTTATCCAATAAATGCAACATTTACGGTTGATTTGTGGGGAATTCAAATTGAAGCAGGTTCCACACTAACCGCGTTTCAAACGTCAACAGGTACTTTATCTGGAGAGTTAAGCGCATGTCAAAGGTATTATGTGCGATTTAGCAGCACCGCTTCTCAATTTGCCACGGTTGCGCCAAGTGGATTTACAACTTCAAGCACACTTTTTGAAGGTTTTTCAATGTTGCCCGTACCTTTAAGGACGACCGCAACGGCAGTTGAATACGGCAATTTACAAGTTTTAGATGTGACAAATGCTACGTATTCTGTAACCTCAGCGATCATCAATAAAAATGGCAGTCAAATGATTGCCGTTGGTTATGGTGCAACCGGAATGAGTTCTGGAGTTTTTGGCAGTGTAAGACAATCAACCACAGCGGGCTTTTTAGCATTTAGTGCGGAGTTATAAAATGGAAAACATTAAAGTTATCGAATCTGACGGAATTGAACATGTTGTCATTGATTGGGGCAATGGAGAATTTACTTCAATGCTCAAATCAAGGTATGACGAAATTGAATCGGAAAAATCAGCATTGAGAGTTTCTTACAATGATTTATCCTAACGGCACAAATGCACGTTTAATCGAAATTGCAGCTGCTGAAGTTGGAACAATCGAGGAAGGCGATAACCTCACAAAATACGGCAAATTTACAAAGGCGGACGGTTTGCCGTGGTGCGGTTCATTTGTGAATTGGTGTGCAAACGAAGCGGGTGTCAAGATTCATTCAGTAGTTGGCACGGCGCAAGGCGCGCACAAGTTTAAAGAAATTCAACGCTGGTCAAACATGCCGCAACTGGGCTATCTTGCTTTCATGGATTTTCCACATGACGGCGTTGATCGCATTTCACACATTGGAATTGTTGTTGGCTTAATTGATTCAAAAACTTGTCTGACGATTGAAGGTAACACCAGCGGGACAGGCGACCAGCGCAATGGCGGCATGGTAATGGTGAAGGTTAGATCGTACGGAGAAGGAAAAGAAATCGTTGGGTTTGGAATTCCAAAATTCGTGCCGTACAAGGGCGAATTTCCAGCAATTGAAATGCCAAAATCGGGAGCAACACCGACAAAGGAGAAAACCAAAAAATGGACAAAGCCAAAGCCGTAGTAGCCTCATGGGCACGATCATTCATGGCAGCAGCACTCGCGTTGTACCTTGCGGGAGTGACAGACCCAAAGACCCTTGCAATGGGCGGGGTCGCAGCGGTCGCACCAGTAATTTTGCGCTGGTTAAATCCGCAGGACAAAAGTTTCGGGCTATCGGGGAAGTAACTCGGAAACTCGCAGCGGCAGGGTTGGTTTGGGCACTTGCACTAACCCTGTCCGCTTGTGGGTATCAGGGTTGGACACGTTATGAGTGCCAAGAATTTGAAAACTGGTCGAAGCCACAATGCCAAAAACCGCGGTGCGTCCCCACTGGAACGTGTACTGACGACATACTTGGATTCACATCAAGACAAACCAACACGTCGCCGAACCCCTGAGGACGTTCACGCGCAGCTAATTTTGATCATTGGCACAACCCTTGCTGCGGTGTTTTTGGTTGTCACGGTTGGCATAACTTATGCGCTCATTTTCGTCACCCAGCCAATCGGGGCACAAGCACCCAATGACGCAGCCTTTATCGATCTATTGAAAACACTTGCCATTTTCTTGACTGGTTCACTTGGTGGCGTACTTGCTGGCAATGGACTCAAATCTAAGCCCAAGCCAACAGACACGCCGACAAACACACAAGGTTCTTGACCGCGCGCCGTTCATGCGTCACCCTGAGTGCAGGTGGTAATCGCTACCGCCTAGAATCGGGAGAATTCAAAAATGGTACTTGATCTATTGGACCCAGCCACATTGGGTCGTTTGACCTTGCTGGTTATTTTGCTGGTTATGGCAGCGGCATTCGGATACGCCAAAGGGCATAAAGACGGAAGCCGTGAAGGATACATTCGCGGGCGTGCCGTCAATCGTCACATTTCACAGGCAAACAAGGCGGTCAAATAATGAGCGCAATCGCAGCAGCATTTGTTCAAGCACAACGCAATTTTGCACCAGCCCTGAAAAAGGCTGATAACCCTTATTTTGGTTCAAAGTACGCAGACCTTGCCGTTTGCATTGAAGCGGTGATCGACGCATTGCATGACAATGGCATTGCATTGATTCAGCACACAGACCAAAGTGACAAAGGCGTCATTGTGCGAACAGTATTTTTGCACGAATCAGGCGACGTCATGGAAGCGGGTTCTATTTTCGTTCCAGCGTCACAAAATAGTCCACAAGCATTTGGTTCAGCATTGACGTATGCACGCCGTTATTCGCTCATGACGGCATGTGGAATTGCACCAGAGGACGACGACGGCAATGCCGCTTCAAAGCCAGCACCAGCCCGCAAACCTGACGTGATGGCTGAACTGGACGTTTGGAATACCAAATACGAACCAGTGCCAAGTTATGCAACCGCAGCTGAAGCCGAAATGGCTGGGACGCCTTCACATGGTTCAAGCGAATCAACACAAATGCCAACATGTAAGCATGGCGATCGCGTTTGGAAAGAAGGCACAAAGAAGGACGGTTCAGCGTGGGGCGGTTACATGTGCCCACAACCTAAGGGCGACGATCAATGCCAGCCGTTCTGGTACGTTTTTGGGTCAAATGGAATGTGGCGCGCACAATGAGCGATTTCGTTGAGATCATCTACCCACAAACAATGACCGCCAAATTGCTGGAAAACGGTGAAGTCATTGCCGAATACAAAGTCGAGCAATGCGACAAATGTTCAATGCTGACAAAGTTTGACGCCTTTGGATACCAAAAAGGTTATGACCGAAACGAAAAGGTCATTTGGTTTTGTGCGGGTTGCAGATGAAAATGCAGATCAGTCGCAGGGACGAACTCATTTGTCTGAAGGCTGCAATTTCGTTCATTGAAAACGGTGACGAAACACTGGACACACCACGTCGCTATAATACGAACATAACCTTTTATGAACGCGTTGGTGAATTGGCTGAAACCATTGCAAGTGAATGGGTTGTGGCACGTTACTTGGGCATTGAGTATGACCCATTTGAACCCAAGATGAAAAAGAAAGCCGACGTTGGCGACAAGTTTGAAGTCAAATGGACAAGGCACATTGAAGGTCAGTTGATCGTCTATGAATACGACCGCAAAAATGACATAGCAATTTTGGTTACTGGACAAACACCGCATTATTACATTGCGGGCTGGATTCCAGTTACGATCGCGCAGAAAACGCGTTTTCGCCATTCACACCAGCCGACTTGGTGGGTGTCTCAAATCAACTTACAACCAATCGAGAATTTGAGGAAATCAATCCATGGACACAGTGCAGTTTGAGTGCAGAAAATGCAAGAAAATCACAAAGCAGCTGATTCACAAGATTACAGACAACTTGCCCGACGGTGTGGAAGTAATTCAATGCACCAAGTGCGAAGTCATGGGGGTTGCGCAGATAGGGAGTTCAAATGCCAATCTATGAGTTTGAATGTGCATTGTGCAAAATCCGTGTTGAGGTGGATAAGTCAATCCACGAGGAACGGCAACCAATCTGCTGCGGGCAAAACATGAGTCGCCTCTACTCAACTTTCGGCATTTCATTCAAGGGTACTGGGTGGGGTCACCAGTGAATGGTTATCCACAGAAGTTATGCACAGGGGGACAAAACCTGTTGGAATCGCCCAAGCCCATGCGTAAGTTATTCAATTGCTTGACATGTGCGTTACGATTACTTCGCGAGAAGCGAACCGCCTTCGCGGTTAGTTCGCTGAAGCGCAGTAAGCGTTTGTGGGCGAGTATTGCCATTTTGGCGGTTACTTCGACAGGGCTGATACACAACGCCAATGCAGCTGCGTATTCGATCGATCACTTAAAACTCTATGCACATTCCAGATTGCTGGACTACAAACAATTTCAATGCTTTAACAAGATCATCACAAAGGAAAGTCGTTGGTCTTATACGGCACGCAATGGCAGTCATTTCGGTTTGGGTCAGATGAGATCGAAGCACTATCGTGACCTAGACCCATTTAGACAGATTGACGCAACGATTCGCTATGTTACAAATCGTTATCAAACATCATGTAAAGCATGGGAATTCCACAAAGAAAATGGGTATTACTAATGGCAAGTGCATTGAAGGACAATGGCAGCACCAGCAAATGGCGCAAGATCAGGCAACGCATACTTGACCGAGACGGACACACTTGCCAGCAATGTGGTGGAGAAGGCAATTCAGTTGACCACATAGTCCCAAGAAGCCTGAACGGCAGTGATGAGGACTGGAATTTGCAAACATTGTGCGTTAGTTGCAATTCTGCCAAAGGGGGGCGGTTTTTTAATAGCACACCGACAC